TGCAATTATCGTGGCATCTTACGGAACTTTCAGTACAGGAATTAACATTAAAAATTTACATAATGTTATTTTTGCTTCACCGAGTAAATCAAGAATCCGTAATCTCCAATCAATCGGAAGAGTTTTAAGAAAGGGAGACAATAAAACAAAAGCAACTCTATATGATATTGCCGATGATATCAGTTATAAATCAAGAAAAAATTATACACTGAATCATTTAATTGAAAGAATTAAAGTTTATAATGAAGAAAATTTTAATTACGAAATAATCAACGTTACCTTAAAAAACTAATGGGTGAAGAATTTTATTGCTGTATTAAATTAATCAGCGGAGAAGAAATACTTTCATTAATATCGATAGATGATAATGATGGTGATCCACTGATTATTTTACAAAATCCAGTTACGATTAAAATAATTAACAATAATATGGGTACGCTGGTCAAGGTAAAACCATGGATGGAAATACCTAATGATGATATTTTTATTATTAAATCTGATAAAATTATAACAATGACTGAAGTAAAAGATAAGCAAACAATATCAATTTATAAAAAATATCTTAGTGAAGATGATTCTTCTGAATTAAATATTAAAGAATTTAGTGGTGAATCCAACAGAGTTGGGCTATCAAGTAATATGGGATATATCTCTAGCGTAGAAGATGCAAGAAATTATCTAGAGAATATATTTAAAGATACTAAAGATACTAAGGATACTTAAACCTTATCTTGAAAACAGACAAACCTAGTCTACTTGTTATTTCAATTCTTGTCAAGCCTTTTCAAGTTTTTGTAATGGTGCTATAATAATTAAATAAATTAATATAAAAAATAGATGGAATCCCATGTCCAAAAAAAGATCAGAACATTATGTCAATAACAAGGAGTTTCTAGAGGCTCTAATAGTTCATAGGACAAAAGTTGCCAAGGCAAAAGAAGAAGGACTACCGAAACCACGTATTAGCAATTATCTTGGAGAATGTTTTCTAAAGATTGCTACGCACCTATCATACAAACCTAATTTTGTTAATTACATGTTTAGGGAAGATATGATATCTGATGGTATAGAAAATTGTGTTCAGTATATTCACAACTTCGATCCAAATAAGAGCAGCAATGCATTTGCATACTTTACCCAAATCATTCACTATGCTTTCTTGAGAAGAATCCAGAAAGAAAAGAAGCAATTGGAAATTAAAACAAAAATTATCGAAAGAAGTGGATTCAATGAAGTAATGACCGTTGATGATGGCTTGCTTTCTGGAAGCAATTCCGACTATAATACGATGAAGGATAACATCCAGTACAGAAACGGAAATCGATGAAGGTAGCAATTATTACCGATACTCATTATGGGTGCAAGAAAGGTTCAAAGTATATTCATGATTACTTTGAACTCTTCTATAAGAATGTTTTCTTCCCTGCTCTTAAAGAACATGGGGTAGAGACAGTCATTCATATGGGAGATGCCTTTGATAGTCGTAAGTCAATTGATTATCAAAGTCTTGAATGGTCGAAGAGAGTCGTATTTGAACCTCTTAAGCACTATGACGTTCATATGATTGTTGGTAATCACGATTGCTATTATAAAAATACCAATAATGTAAATTCTCCTGCTCTTCTTCTTAAGGACTATCCAAACATTAAAACTTATAGTTCCCCAACAAATACTAAGGTTGGTGGAATTGATATGACTTTTATTCCTTGGATTTGTAGTGAGAACTATGATGAAACTCTAAAGGTCGTTAAGAAATCCAAAGCAAAGGTTGCACTGGGACACCTTGAACTCAAGGGTTTCCGTGTCAATAAACATCTTATAATGGAGGAACATGGACTGGAAGCGAATATTTTTTCAAACTTCACAAAGGTATTTTCTGGTCATTACCACACTCGTTCTGATAATGGAACTGTGTTCTATCTCGGTAATCCTTATGAAATGTATTGGACGGATGTAAATGATACTCGGGGATTTCATATCTTTGACACCGAAACTCTAGAGCATACTCCAATCAATAATCCTTATAAATTATTCTATAACATTTATTATGAGGATACTCCATATCAATTATTTGATGCTGGTGAGTATGAAAATAAAATTGTTAAGGTGATTGTTCGTAAAAAATCAAAACCAAAAGATTTCGAAAAATTTATTGATAAACTTTATACATCTGGAATTCAAGACCTCAAGATTATTGAAAACTTTGATATTCAAGAAAATGAAGAATTTGAAATTAGTGAAGATGAAAACACTCTCGCAATTTTGAATCGCTATATTGATGAATCTGAGTTTGAATTCGATAAGAATATCATTAAAGGAATTTTTCAGGATCTTTATCGACAGTCCTGCGAAGTAGAATAATGTTTCTTCTCACACTCAAAGATAGAAAAGATGACGGTGCATTTGCAGTTCAAGACCAATATGGACAGAAAGTTTTATTTCTTTTTGAGGATGAGGATGATGCAACTAGATATGCCTTAATGCTAGAAGACCAAGAAGAAACTGAAATGGATGTTGTTGAAGTTGATGATGAGCTTGCCATAAAGACCTGTAAGATGTATAATTACAGGTATGCTGTGATTACTCCTGACGATATCGTAATTCCCCCCAAACATGCTAGTATTTCAGAAAATTAGATGGAAAAATTTCTTGTCCACGGGAAATAATTGGACAGAAGTTGACTTTCAAAAAAATCATACAAATTTAATCATTGGGACAAATGGAGCTGGTAAATCTACTATTCTAGATGCTCTTACTTTTGTTTTATTCAATAAACCCTTTAGAAAAATTAATAAACCTCAACTACTCAACACTATAAATGAAAAAGATTGTTTAGTAGAAATTGAGTTCTCGGTGAATAGTCGGGATTATCTTGTTAGAAGAGGAATTAAACCGAATGTTTTTGATATTGAAGTAAATGGCGTTTTACTTCATAAAGAGGCGGATGATCGTGCAAATCAAAAAATTCTGGAAGAAAATATTCTAAAAGTAAATTATAAATCTTTTACTCAGATTGTAATTCTGGGTAGTAGTACTTTTGTGCCATTTATGCAACTTACGACTGCACATCGTCGTGAGGTGATTGAAGATTTGCTGGATATTCGTATATTTTCTTTGATGAATAATCTCATTAAAGATAAAATCCGCACACAAAAAGATCAAGTAAAATCTCTTCATTTGCGTAAAGAAAATCTCAAAGATAAGATGAAGATGCAACAGAACTTCATCGAAGAACTTGAGAATCGTGGTAATGCCAATATAAATGCCAATAAGGAAAAGATTGCCAAGTTGGATGCCGAAGTTGGCATTTATATGGTAGAAAATTCTAAGACTGAGGAGAATATATTTGGATATATTAAGGAACAAGAAGAAGTTGTCGGCGCCGATGATAAGTTAGGAAAACTTAATAACCTTAAGGGTAAAATCTCTCAGAAAGTATCTGTGATTACCAAAGAGCACAAGTTCTTTACTGAAAATACGGTATGCCCTACTTGTACTCAAACCATAGAAGAAGAGTTTCGGTTAAATAGAATTACAGACGCTCAAAATAAAGCAAAGGAACTCCAGAAAGGTTTTCAGGAACTTGAGGAGACTATAAAATTTGAGCAAGAACGAGAGCGTCAATTTATTGCTCTATCTAAGGAGATTACGAAACTCAACCATGAGATTTCTCAAAACAATACTCGGATATCCCTCAATCAAAGGCAAATCCGAGATCTTGAATCTGAAATTCAAACTATTACCGAACAACTTGAAAACCGAAATACTGAACATGAGAAGTTAGAAGAATTCAGGGAAAATCTCCAAAAAACATTCGAAGACCTTTCAAAGAAAAAAGAAGAAATCGTTCATTACGATTTTGCCTACTCCCTACTCAGGGATGATGGTGTAAAAACGAAGATTATCAAAAAGTATCTTCCTTTCATAAATCAGCAGGTCAATCGTTACCTTCAGATGATGGATTTTTATATTAATTTCAATCTGGATGAAGAGTTTAACGAAACTGTAAAATCACCCATTCATGAAGACTTTTCTTATAGTTCTTTTAGTGAAGGTGAAAAAATGAGAATTGATTTGGCACTACTCTTCACTTGGAGAGAAGTTGCACGAGTCAAGAATTCTGTGAATACAAACCTGCTGATTATGGATGAGGTATTTGATAGTTCTCTTGATGGATTTGGAACCGAAGAGTTTCTTAAGATTATTCGTTATGTCATTAAGGATGCTAATATATTCGTGATTTCTCATAAGGCAGACCTTCATGACAAATTTGAAAGTGTCATAAGGTTTGAAAAAGTCAAAGGTTTTTCGCGTATGGTATCCTCACAAGCACAAGGAGAATGAACACACCAAACTGGCAACACCACTCCAAGAAGGAACAGAAGCGGAAACTCAAACCGCAGGCACTCCGACAAGCAAAGGCACGTCGCCAAGCACTCAAGAAGCGTCTTCTTAACGGGGACGCTTCTTTTGTATGACACTTTTCAAACTGGCACACACGGGGGTTTCACCACCCTCTTTTTTTGTATAATGGTTTCATAAGACAAACGAACTCCAATGACCGTAAATTTTGAAGTAAAAGGTATGCTCGCCCGTCTTCTGGCAACGGAAGACCTGATTGTGGAACACAAGAAGGTTGAGACTGCCTGCTTTAATGTTCATACGCGGGTTCTGACGCTTCCTATGTGGCAGAAGGCAAGTAGTGGAGTTTATGATATGTTGGTTG